AAGTGTATGCTGAATTATCTTCTGCTCGTAGACTTCATGTTGGCGCCATCATTGTAAAAAATGACCGCATCATTTCTATCGGTTATAATGGAATGCCTGCTGGCTGGGATAATAATTGTGAAGATATTGTATTTGTTTCAGAGAATGAAGCCAAAGACTATGACACTATGGTAGCAGAAGGTTACACTTTTGGAGTAGACAAGGATACAGCAGGCTGGGCCAAGAGTGTGACCAAACCTGAAGTTCTTCATGCTGAGACTAATGCAATCGCTAAGTTGGCTAAGAGTAGTGAATCTGGTGAAGGTGCTACAATGTTTATTACTCATGCTCCATGTTTAGACTGTGCCAAACTGGTATATCAATCCGGTATCATTTCGGTATACTATAGGAATGCATATAGAAATAATACCGGTTTAGAATTTCTTGAAAAGTGTAAAATAGAAATTAATAAAATTTAACAAGTTTGCCTAACAAAGGCTTGTTATCTTATTGTATTTGTGTTATAATATGTTATCGTGTTTTATTTAAGAGGTGTATATGAATCTTCGTGATTTGACTAGAAAAGTGGTTAATGATTATCGGATGCCTCATGCAGACAGGTATGAACTGTTTTTGCGTGAGTTTGATAATAAGGTGGAAGTGGTTGGTTGGATGCAAGATCCAACTATTGATGACCGAGTTTTTGAAAATAGAGAGATGCTTATCCCTAAGCGTTGGGTAACTATTGGTGTCATTGACGCTGAGGAAAGAATTCGGGTATAAACTATGTCAGTTAAACTAGTGACCTTTAAAACGAATCACACTATTATGGCTGATATGGATGCGGGTCAAACCATTGACCATATTTTGCTTAAAAAGCCTGTACAAGTAGTTATGCAACCAACGAAAGAAGGTCCAACTATGGCATTTGTTCCATTTATACAATTTTGTACTGAATTTGAATCCGGTATTGAAATTCAAATGATTGATGTTTTGTGCATTACTACACCAGTCCTTGAATTAGAAAATCAGTATAGCCAAATGTTTGGCTCAGGTATTCAAATTGCCTCATCCATTTCTTAAACTGTGTTATAATATATGAATGTCTAATAATTACTATACAAATGTTGCCGCAGTTGGTAATAACATATTTTATCGTGGTGTCAAGGGTGGTCGGCGTGTTAAGTTAAAAATTGCTTACAGGCCGACTTTGTATTTGCCATCTAGTAAACCCACTAAGTTTAAAACACTTGATGGTGATTTTGTTGAACCAATGAAGTTTGAAAACATAAGTGAAGCTCGAGACTTTGTAAATCGGTATAAAGAAGTTCAAAACTTCAAAATCTTTGGTAATAACAATTATGCCTATACTTTTATCGCTGATGAACATAAATCCATGATTGAATGGGATATTAATGAAATTTCAATTGCAGTAATTGATATTGAAGTTGGTTCTGAGAATGGTTTTCCTGATCCTTATCTTGCAAATGAACCAATCACAGCAATTTGTATCAAGTACATGAATGGTAGAACTTATGTTTATGGTTGCGGTGATTTCAACAATCACAATGATAATATTACCTATCTAAAATGTCGTGATGAGTATGACCTCTGTAAGAAGTTTCTTTCCGATTGGCAAGAAAATTGTCCTGATGTGATCTCTGGTTGGAACATCAAGTTTTTTGATATTCCATATTTGATTAATCGATTCAATAAGATTCTTGGTGAAGATGAAACTAAGAAGTTATCGCCATGGAATTATATCAATAGTCGTAAGGCTGTCGTCAACAATCGAGAATTGACTGCATATGATTTTGTTGGTGTGGCCACACTAGATTACATTGAGCTGTATCGGTGGTATGCGCCAAGTGGTAAATCACAAGAATCATATCGATTGGATAATATTGCTCAGGCCGAACTTGGTGAAGGTAAGATTTCATATGATGAATTTGATAACCTACATGAGTTGTACAGATTGAACTATCAAAAGTTTATTGAATATAATATCAAAGATGTTGAGTTAATATTTAAACTTGAAGATAAACTAAAGTTGATTGAACTTGGTCTTACCTTGGCTTATGACACTAAAACAAACTTTGAAGATATCTTTGCACAGACTCGGATGTGGGATGCTTTGATTTATAATTACCTTTTGGCTAAGAATATTATTGTTCCTCCTAAGGTCGTAAAGAATAAAACATCGGCATTTGAAGGTGCATATGTTAAAGACCCACAAGTCGGTATGCATAACTATGTGGCATCGTTTGACTTGAACAGTTTGTATCCACATTTGATGATGCAATATTCAATCTCTCCAGAGAATTTGGTTGAGGTTGCAGATTATGATGACACCATGCGTAGAATCATATCCGAAGGTGTTACTGTAGATAAACTAATTAACAAAGAGATTGATTTGTCTGAGTTAAAAGGCGTTACTATTACACCAAATGGCCAATTCTTCCGTACTGATAAACAAGGCTTCTTACCAAAAATGCTAGAAGAAATGTATGAAGACCGTAAGAAATTTAAAAAGATGATGCTTGTTGCTAAGCAAGAATATGAAAACATCACCGATGAAAGTAAGCGTGAAGAAGTTCGTAATAGAATTTCACGATATGATAATCTACAATTAGCAAAAAAAGTTTCTTTAAATTCAGCTTACGGAGCTCTTGGCTCACAGTACTTCCGATTCTATGATCTCAGAATGGCGCTTGCAGTTACTTTGGCAGGCCAATTGTCTATTCGATGGATTGAAAAGAAAATCAATCTCTACATGAATAAACTATTAAAAACAAATGAAGATTATGTTATCGCCTCGGATACAGATTCGATTTATCTCAAGCTTGGCCCGCTTGTTAATAAAATGTATACAGAAAAACCAGATGTTAATCAAATTATCACCTTCATGGATCGTGTATGTGAAGATAAGATTCAACCTTTTATTGACGAAAGTTATCAGGAGCTTGCTTCATATGTTAACGCATATGCCCAAAAAATGCAAATGAAGCGTGAAGGTTTGGCTGACAAAGGTATTTGGACTGCAAAGAAACGGTATATTTTAAACATCTATAATAATGAGGGTGTTCAATACAATGAACCTCATATGAAGGTCATGGGTCTTGAGATGATTAAGTCCTCAACACCTGCAGCTATTCGGGAAAAGATGCGTGAATCAATTAAGATTATGATGCAAGGAACTGAAGATGATATTCATACTTTCATTGCAGATTTTAAAGAAACATTTAATTCTTTACCGCCTGAAGATATTTCTTTTCCACGTGGAATGAATGGCCTGAAGGAATATTCAGACCAAGTTACTCTATATAAGAAGGGTACACCGATTCATGTTAAAGGTGCAATTCTTTATAATGCTAAACTTAAAGAATTGAAACTGGAAAAGAAATATCCACTAATACAAGAAGGTGAGAAGATCAAATTCACCTATCTTAAACAACCTAATCCGATGAAGGATTCGGTAATCTCTTATCCATCAAGATTACCAGTTGAACTAGGATTGAATAATTATATTGATTATGATATGCAATTCAATAAAGCTTTCTTAGAACCAATCAAAGTGATTCTGGATTGCATGGAATGGAAAACAGAGAAACAAAATTCTCTAGATAGTTTTTTTAACTGAGGAAATATTATGAGTTTACTTGAAAAATTAAAAAAGAATTCTACGATTAAAGATAGTGCAATACTATCCAAATCTAAATTTTTTACCGAAAAAGATATGATTCCAACTAGTGTGCCTATGATTAATGTGGCACTATCTGGTCGGTTAGATGGTGGTATTGCACCGGGTCTTACGATGTGGGCTGGCCCATCTAAGCACTTTAAGACTGCCTTCTCTTTACTGATGGCTAAATCTTACATGGACAAATATCCTGAAGCAATTCTATTGTTCTATGATTCAGAGTTTGGCACTCCAGTCAAATACTTTGAAACATTTGGTATTGATATGAACCGTGTTCTGCATACACCACTAACTAATATTGAACAGCTGAAGTTTGATATCATGCAACAATTTGAGAATATTGAGCGTGGTGATAAGTTGATGGTGATATTAGATTCAATCGGTAATCTGGCTTCTAAGAAAGAAGTTGAAGATGCTCTTGAAGGTAAATCTGTTGCAGATATGTCCCGAGCAAAACAGGTTAAGAGTTTGTTCCGTATGGTAACACCACACTTGAACCTCAAAGATATTCCAATGGTTGTTGTGAATCACACATACAAAGAAATTGGAATGTTCCCTAAAGATATCGTTGGCGGTGGCACAGGTTCATACTACTCAGCTGACAACATTTATATCCTTGGTCGTCAACAAGATAAAGATGGTACTGAAATTGTTGGCTATCATTTTATTGTTAATGTGGAAAAATCTCGTTATGTTAAAGAAAAATCTAAAATACCTATTTCTGTATCTTTTGATGGTGGTATCAGTCGTTACTCTGGTATTCTTGACCTTGCTATTGAATCCGGACATGTGGTTAAACCAACCAATGGTTGGTATTCTAAGGTAGATCAGGTTACTGGTGAAATTGGTGAAAAGAAAAGAATTGCTGATACAGCATCGCCAGAATTTATGGAATCAATCCTAAAAGATGCTAAATTTAAAGAGTTTATTAAACACAAATATGAGATTGCATATGGAAACATTATGGGAGAAACTCCTGTTTTGGAAGAAGCCGAAGAAGACTGAATACCGGTTTCAGTACAGCGAGTTTGATGACTCGACTATGGTAGAAATCACATCGGGCCCATATGCCGGTGTGGTTCACTCATACGGCATGGTAAAACTAAACCATGAAACAGGTACACCGATACTACAGTTTAATTATAGCATTCTTAAATCAGGTCAACATGACAAAGAGGCCTTGAAGGATGATAAGAACTATGTTATAATCATAGGTGACATACTTACAGAGATAATTATAGAAAATGAACCGATTAGAACAAACAATTCTGAAGAACCTGATTTACAATGAGGACTTCACTAGAAAAGTATTGCCATTTATTCGTGGTGAATACTTTACCGACAATACCGAGAAGGTTGTATTTAATGAAATCTTTGAGTTTGTAAACAAATACAAGAATCTACCCACACATGAATCATTGGTAATTAATTTTACTGAGAGCAAAAGACTAACTGAGCCTGAAGTAAGACAGTCAATAGAACTTCTTAAAGAATTGAATTCTGCCAAAGATGAAAAAGTTGAATCAAAGTGGTTAGTTGAACAAACAGAAAAGTTCTGCCAAGACAAGGCCATCTATAATGCCATTATGGAATCTGTATCAATCCTTGATGACAAGCATTCCGTTAAACCTAAGGGTGAGATTCCAAAACTATTGAGTGATGCTCTCGGTGTTTCATTTGACCAACATATCGGCCATGATTACATGAATGATTATGATTCTCGGTTTGATTTCTATCACAAGGTTGAATCACGAATCAAGTTTGACCTTGATATCTTCAATAAGATTACAAAAGGTGGTCTACCAACTAAAACGCTGAGTATATGTTTAGCTGGCACTGGTGTTGGTAAAAGTTTGTTCATGTGTCATGTGGCCGCTGGATGTTTATCGCAAGGCAATAATGTTCTATACATCACAATGGAAATGGCTGAAGAACGAATTGCTGAGCGTATTGATGCTAATCTATTGAATATTGATGTGAATGAATTACATACAATTTCTAAAGAAGATTATGAACGCAAGTTTCAAGTCTTAAAGAGTAAAGCTCATGGTAAATTAATCATTAAAGAATATCCAACTGCTGGTGCTTCTGCTCTACACTTCAGAGCCTTGCTAAGTGAATTGCACCTGAAGAAGAACTTTGTACCAGATATTATCTTCATTGATTACCTAAACATCTGTGCATCTTCCCGTATCAAGGCTGGTGGTTCTGTAAACTCTTACACATACATTAAATCTATTGCAGAAGAACTCCGTGGTTTGGCTGTTGAACACAATGTGCCAATTGTTTCGGCTACACAAACAACAAGAAGTGGTTTTAGTAATTCAGATCCAGGCCTTGAAGACACATCAGAATCTTTTGGTTTGCCAGCAACTGCTGACTTTATGTTTGCATTGGTGACCAATGATGAACTGCAACAACTCAATCAACTTCTAGTTAAACAACTGAAGAATCGATATTCAGACCCAAATAATTTTAAACGATTTGTCATTGGTGTTGATCGTGCAAAGATGAGACTATATGATGCTGAAGATTCTGCACAAGCTGATATCACCGATGCAGGCCAAGTTGATGATAAACCATTAAATACCTTTGGTAATCGTGAAAAGAAATTCAACAAGAACTTTGGTGGACTTAAAGTATGACATTAAGTAAAGATCAGGCAATTCATTGTGCAAATGTATTCTCTGACTACTTTGATAAGTTTGGTCGCATTGATGAATATATGCGTGAACAGAAATTGGCATCAATGTCTGAAAGGTCTCCATCTTTATTTGGTATGGGACCAGAGGAAGATTTATTTTCTGATTTTACCATGTCACCTGCTGATATGGAATTTGAAATCATTGATCTGTCACAAGACCGATGGGACATTTATCTTAATATGATTTCTAGTCATTCAAACATGACCAGTATTCCTGGCCGTTGTTTGCGTTTGGCTGTGTTTGAAAAGAAGTCACAGAAGTGGGTTGGTTTTATTCGCCTTGGTTCTCCTGTTATTAATTGTAAACCTCGTAATGAAATGCTTGGTCAAGTATTCACACAACATGAGGGTGGTGCTCAATTGTTTAATCAATGTGCCGCCATGGGTTTTGTGATTGTACCTGCACAACCATTTGGTTTCAATTACCTTGGTGGTAAATTACTGGCTGCGATATGTTGTTCACATGAAGTTCGAAAGATGCTTGATGAAAAATATAAGATGACCACCTGCTTGTTTGAGACAACCAGTTTGTATGGTTCATCAAAGGCAGTATCACAGTATGATGGTATGAAACCTCTGATTCGTTTCAAAGGTTTAACTGATAGTGATTTCTTACCGATGTTGCATGGTAAAACATATACTAATCTAAAGGATTACATTGAGGGCATTACAGGTGAAGATTTAGCACCACCAGAAGCTTCTAGTCGCAAATTGAAAATCTCTAAT